GATTTTCAGTATTTTTGTCAGCAATTTTTTCTCAATAAATCTCATACACAATTTAAGTGCATAAATGCACTTATTTCCCTATTTGAGATTTATTGAAAAAAAATTGAAAAATCAAACTGACTGTATGTTTCATTATAACAATAAGTATATAAGTTCTAAGTATCAAACGTACCAAACAATGGAAATGCTCCAGAAGACAACATTGTTTGATGCACAGTTGTACGAAACACTAAATCCGGCACAACACAAAAATGATTTAAAAAACATGTCTCAAAATTGGGAGTTGCGTTATGCATTGCTTAAGAAATTTGGTGTGTGGAACTATCCAACTGAACATGTCATTGTACAACTAAAAGCATTTATTGGAGACAATGAATGTCTCGAGATTGGGGCTGGATCTGGTTTGTGGAGCATGATGTTAAAGGATTTGGGAGTGAACATTGTTGCCACCGACAGTTGTGACGAAATCAAAACTAAGACTCCAGTATTTACGGATATTTATAAAATGGATGCCGATTGTGCTGTTGAACATTTTACAAATGCAAATGTTTTACTGTCAGTTTGGCCAAGGGGGTTTTTGAAGTCGGCACTAGAAAAGTTCAAGGGTGAATACTTCATTTTTGTTGGTGAAATTGATGGATGTACTGGATACATCCATACTAACGATGAAGACTGTTGTTTTGAAGAGCTGATGGTAATTGACGGATATGTACCATTTATTGGAATTCGTGATAGTGTGATTGTGTACGCGAGAAAGTAGTTTTTTTATTTTTCAGCCAGCATCCTTTTTTGTTGATTATTAACTTTGTAATCAACAAAAAAGTTGAACATTACATAGTCTAATTTAATCAATAAAATTACATTATCAATAAATCTCTCTGAGAATGATGCAACCTTTAAAAAAACAATTGCTTGCAAGCAGAATTTCAGTAAGTTCAGTTACGGAACAAACAGTTGGACAATCTGTTGTTGTTGGTGGATGGGTGCTATTTAGTAGGCGTCAACAACAATTAGTTTTTGTAAAGTTGTCAGATTCTGCAGAAAGTAAATTTGACCCACTCCAAGTGATTTTCAAAAAGTCAGATTATCCTGAAGCATTTAATACACTTGACCATTTGTGTGTTGGATATTCTTTGCTAGTCAAAGGGACAATTGTTTTGTCTCCTGCCAAGGGACAAAAATTTGAAATGCAGGCTGAACAATTTGTCATTTTGGGAAAAGTGGATCAACCTTCACTATTTCCATCAGCAAAGGCAGAATTAACGACAGAATACACAAGATCAACTATTGCACATCTTGAATGTCATTTGCCATTTAAGGCCGCAATTTATTCCACTAGAGAAAAACTAATGCGAGCTATTGAAAGGTTCTTTACCATTCACAAGTATGGTAAGCGAGATATGCCACTTATTACTTTTTCAGAATGTGAAGGTGGTTGTCAACCAATGCAAGCAACTTTGTTTCTAACATCTGGGAAATTATTAGATATTCCTATGAAAAATGATAAGAATACTATAGATTTCACTAAGGATTTCTTTGGTACCAAGGCTTCTTTGACTGTATCTGCACAATTGGAACTTGAAACTCAATTACCACTCGGTGATTCTTGGACAGTAACTCGTGCAATTCGAGGTGAACCGTCACAAACAACGAAACATTTGTGTGAATTTACTATGATCGAACTTGAAAAAGCATTTAGTTCTGGTTCACATGACATCATTGATATCACACAAAAACTAATCAAGTATTGTATAAAATTTGCACTACAACATTGTGATCAAGAACTGGCATTTCTTGAAACAAAGTGTGGCAAGCAACTAAGGGATACACTTAAAACATACTTTGAAACACCATTTGTAGAAATCACTCACGCAGAAGCAATTACAATGATTAAGTCACAACCTAATAAATTTACAGTAATTCCATCATATGATGATGATTTGAGTTCAGAACATGAAAAATTTATTGTTGATCTTTACAAGTTACCTGTGGTTGTAAAAAAGTATCCCAAGGCAGTTAAGGCATTTTACATGCCTATCGTCCAAGAGACTTTGCAAGAATCACATGGTGTCAAGCATGTTGATAGCTTTGATATCCTTGTTCCTGATGTTGGCGAACTTGTTGGTGGAAGCCAAAGGATTGATGACATCGATGAACTAACTCATCGTATTAAAGAACTTGGTCTCGATGAAAAAGCTTTAGAATTTTACATCGATATGAGGAGAAAAGGTTCAATTCCACATGGGGGAATGGGAATGGGTTTTGAAAGACTAATCAAGTTTATTACTGGTGTTGAAAGTGTGAAAGATTGTGTTCCGTTCCCGCGATATCTTGGAAGTGGTAAAGTGCATATCTAAAGAATGAAAATCAATAAATAAAAATTATGAAATGTAAAATAACAATGTTTTAAATTTATTTTGATATTTTAATATTTTGTGCTTATAATCAATTCCTCCAGATTGCAACCCAAATATGGAATAAATGACTGATATTATTTTATTTTTATTTTCAATTAATGTTTCAGTTTGTTCGACATTAATTGTGCATAAATTTATTATGTTATTTATATGATCTTTCGCCATCAGTAAATATTTTTTTTCCAATGTGTAATTTTGGAGTGTTCTATGTAACAATTGTTTTAATTTAGCAAATAATTGTTCTATGCGACCAGCCATTTTTCTATGTATTTCAGGATCACTGGAAACCAATCTTGGTGTAATGTTTAAATCAAATTCAGAATAAACAAATATCACAAGAATAATATGAAAAAGTTGATATGTAATACCAATTACATTTTTAATATAATAACTTGCTCTGAGTGTTTTTTTAAACAATTCACTATCGAATGAATTTAATAATGTTGTTGTATCATTTTCAATTAGTGATATAAATTTTAGGACAAGTGTTTTATAATCATAATTAATTATATTTTCTTTGTTTTGTATTATGTACTTGTCATAAATATTTTTAAAAATATTTTCATTTTCTTTATAAATTTCTTCATTTTGAACTTTTATTGATGAATCGATTGCAGAAGTCATCCTTAATAATTTGTCAATTTTCAATTTGATTGGTATATCGTCTGATATTTCTGGCTTGTATACTGATGAATTTATATTATACCAATCAATATTTGCATATTGTAAATTTGGCGCATAATCAAAATTGGCAATATAATTTATCCCACCATATGGCATTTTTGGTGTTAAATCAATTAAATTTACTGGATACATATTCGTATAATTATTTCCAACAAATTTGTATGTCTCTTTTTGAGTTACACTGGGTGTGATCATGTGAGTGGTTTGTTCAAAATAATCAAATGGTTTTGTTGAATATATCCCACTTGATGTTATTTTTGAATATAATCCAAATTCATTTATAATTGCATCAGAATATACCAAATTAATTATTGTTTTGAACCAATAATATTCATTATTTCTTTTATGTTTTACGCCATAATAAATAAATACAACATCATATGAATATTTCATATCGTGCCTCCTCAATGGCATTTTGCATATTTGAATAACAACTGGATTGTCATCAACAACAAATTCATAAGGTGCTCCAATTTCAATGTATTCTGTTGAAGCAACATAATATTTCTGTATAAATTTTGAAACACAATCAATGAATTTTTTGACCGGATCATTTATTGTGCATAATTCATATAAATACAAAAAATATAATTCATGCTCTTCCAATTGTAATGTTCTGTGTAATAAATCATTATAAAAATGACGATAAGTTGATGCACTGAGAGAATTACCCCCAGAAAAACATGATGATTGTTCACATTTTTTTAAAAATGTGAAATATTTATCAGATTCGTCATCTGTTGGAATTTTTATTTCAGCAGAAAACGCAGTATTCGCATTTGGATGAATTGCTTTACAATTCCCTGAATACCATTCACCAACCACTTGTGATTTTTGTTCGATGCGTTTTGACAATTCACTCAAATAATCGTAAAATTGTTTTCCTTTTGTGACAATATTTTCAATTTCATTATGAATAGAATTTATGAAAGCTTGTAATTCAAATACAACACATGATGATGTAATATAATCTTCACCTTTATCTATTCTTCCATTATTTTTAATCGATATTTCATTATTTGATTCATTATAACTGATATTACCATGACAATCCAATCTCCAAATGCCAACTTCGCTTTGTGATCTATAAAAATATAATAATTTTTGATTTTTTTCACGCTCACTTAACACAATTACATATTCGCGGATCCCTTTTATTTTGCCCAATATTGTAAAATTAATATTATTCAAAATTACACTATAACTTTGCATTATAACATATGCGCCATATAATTTATTATTATATTGTGTATATGTATAAATATGTCGAAGGATATAGATATCAACATCGGAAATGGCAAATCAGGTAAGTTACCAATTAAATCATTCATGCTAAAACAATTTGTTGAACATCCAGCCATAGTTATGATAGCAAAAAGAGGATCTGGAAAAAGTTGGGTTGTTAGATCAATTCTTAAATATTTTAAAGATATACCAGCAGGATTGATAATTTCACCTACTGACAAAATGAATAGTTTTTATGGTGATTTTTTTCCTGATACATACATTCATTATGCTTACAAAAGTGAAATAATACAAAAAGTAATGGCAAGACAAACTGAAATAATAAAAAAAGAAAAAATTAAAAAGGCAGAGGGTAAAAAAGTTGACCCAAGATGTTTTGTTGTCATGGACGATTGCATGGGTCAAAAAGGAACATGGGTTAGAGATGCACCAATTCAAGAATTATTATTCAATGGGAGACATTATAAAATTATGTATATTTTAACAATGCAATTTCCCCTCGGAATCACACCTGAATTAAGAAGTAATTTTGATTATATATTTTTACTTGCTGAAGATTACATATCAAATCTCAAAAGAATTTATGATCATTATGCTGGAATGTTCCCAAGTTTTGATTCATTTAGACAAATATTTGGACAATTAACTGATGATTATGGATCCATGGTGATAGTAAATAGAGGTGTAAGAAAAAGTCTGTTTGAAAAAATTTATCATTATAAAGCCCCAAATGATAATGATAAATTAAAATTTGGATGTAAACAATTTAGAGATTATCATGAAAAGAATTATGTCAAAGAAGAAGATCGAACAAAAAATGCATTTAATGTTGATGATTATTTGATGAATAAGAAAAAAGATAAAAGTAAAGTCATAGTTGAAAAAGTAAAAAATGATGTTGCTCAAGATGGTGCTAGCAATATCATGATTGAAAATAAAAAAAAAGGATCTAAATCGTAAAGTTAATTACAAATTAACTAACTGTAAATCTATTCTGTTCTTGGCTAACAAAATATTTATTTATTGCTTCATTTTTGTGTACATCCAATGCTCCAACACTTAACATCCATGGATCTGGTTTTTCAAACATTGTCCTGAATACATCCGATGGATAAATTGGTTCATCTTGTTCTTGTTTAAAAGTTCTTGGGATATATCTATATATTATTTTAGGCTGTGGACATTGTTGCAATTGTACATTTTTTGTTATGCTAATTGTAACGCACAATATTCCCAATAATAATAATACAATTATGATTATTTTTAGTGACATTATAATATTATGCACGAACAAAAATATATAAAAAAATTAAATTATGAACTTTAACAATTAATTCTAATTAGAAGCTTCAGCTTTTTTCTGATCAAAATATTCTTTCATTTTTTTTAGTTTATCATCAATTTCAGTAGATGATTTTTTAAGTTTATCAATATTTTGTTCCTTCTCTTGAATTCTATTTGCTTCTTCACTTATTTTTTTTTTCTTTTCAGAAACATCATTAGTTCTTCCCGCTACTTCTGCGTGACGTTGTTGCTCAACTTTAGCTTTTTCCCTTTCCTCAACCATTTTCTTGAGTTTTAAACGAATGTTCTCATCATTCTTTTTATCCTTTCGAGCTTTTGGAGCCTTTTTGGAGTTGTCATCTTGAACATCAGTTGTTGATGGATCAGCATATGAATTTGCGCTTTCTTTGATTGATTGTTTTATTCTATTTTTGTGGTTAACTTTCTCTTTATCCAACATTTCTTTCTTTCTTCCAACAACTTCATTTAATGTGTTTGTATTAAGTTCTGATTCATGAACTTTACTCATAATCTTATCAAGTTTTTTGTTTCTGAATCTAACTTCTTTAACTTGTTCTGGAGTTGGATCCCATGGTAACCATTTTCCCATCTCCCCAACAAAAATATCAAAATATTTATCTTTTTGTTTTAGTTTATCACAAGCGGCCCTTGCTTCATTTTCAGAAGCATAAACACCCCTTACTTTAACACCTCTTACTTTACAATTCATAATTCCCTCAGGTGAGACGAATGATAATAATACAAATTTTTGTCCGCGAATTTCTTCATCTTCATCTAAACAATCTATTTTAGTATATTTATAATTTTCTACATTATCATCCAGTACATTTGTATCGTCCTGATAATCAAATGTTTCTTCAACCAATTCTTGAGTCGGCATTTTTAAATTTGTTTCCACTTCAGATTGTGTCATACTTATAAAATCATTTATACATCATCTGTTTAAATGGTTTTTGAGTGAACAAATTAATATTAAACTTTTAATTTTTTTTATTATAACAAAGTAATGACACTAATGATAAATATTGCTAAAAAAAGGATAAATATATAAATGTGTATCAATCATAATATATGTTTGGATAATAGCAGTCAATTAAAATAAACAATAATATAAATAATATTGTCATTTTAATTATATCACTGTTAATAATAGCATTTGATGGCATATATTTTAATAGTCCATATGTAACTATTGCAAAAATGATCAATCTGATTGCTCTGTAGAAATGATGATTATATTTTTCCAACATATTTGTTAACTTTTAATAATGTTAACAAAGAAAAATGAATTTTATAATTAAAATGATGAATGTAGTTTTTAATAATTACACACCTCATTTTAATGATACAATCATTAAAATGATGAATGGAATTTCCATTGCATATCACAACAGATTTTTTTCCAAATAAAATCTTGTTCTCTCAACTTTTCTTTACTTTTTAATAAATTAAAGTATTTAGAATGTTCATTCATTTTGAGTATTTTGAATAATTTGTTTAAAACATATGAATAACTCAAAAAATTGGATCTATTGGTCGGACAATGTTTACGGAATGATTCTTGCATTGTTTGAAACATATTTATAATTGTTTCTTCAACTTCTCTTGATAATGAAATTGGCGATGAACCTGAAATTTTACAATATATTTGTTGTAAATGTTCGTAGTATGATGTCAATTTATGTTTCTTTAAAATTGATCGTATATCGGGGGGTGCACATGTATCACAATTAATACGCCTCTTGCGCAAATCGGCTTTAACAACATCACATATATTATCTGGGACATCAGCACTTTCTTTTGATTGAAATTGATTTAATTTCTCCTTCAAATGATTGATTTTCTTGTATGGATACTTTTGTTTTTCATTTGAAAGTTCTTTATGACTCGGTACTTCACTTTCCATGATAATATGTTCAGTTTCACCACAATTTTTACAAACATATGATCCTTCAGACTGAAATAAAGTTTTTTCTATTTTACAATTTGTACAATAAATAACTTTTTCTATTTTGACTTTCTCACACGCATAACTTTTGTCAACCAACATTAAATATTTATCTTGTAATGTTGCTTTGTTTAAAATAATTTGATTTGTTGGTTCTAATTTTTCAGTTTGTTTTTCGGTGGGAAAAAAATTAAGTATTGATTTTGATGCTGTTGTATCTTGAACCACTCTACGTTTTTTAACTGGTTTTTTAATTTTTCTTGATTGTTGACTAATTTGATTTAAATACTTGAGTTTGTCAGAAATATATATTCCTTTTTGGTCTGAATCTTTTGTGCTTAAATTATTTTGTTCTATTTCAGTGATATCAATTAATTCTGTTTCCGAATCAAACACTTCACTATTTTCATCATCTCGTCTATCATTAACATTATATGCATTGGCAATACTATAATAACCCATTACAATATCACCAACTCTACTAATATAATCTAACATTTCACTGTTAGATTCATCATTTGATATTTGATTTTGTAATGATTCAATTTCTGATTTTAATTTTGATTTTGTTTTGATATCGTTTGTTGATCCAAATTCTTTAGAATTTTCTATTTTATCCAATTTGTTTTCTAAATCAAGTAATTTTTCCCTCTTTTTAGGAAGACTCACCTTCTGTTCATCTATTTTTGCTACATAATTGTGGTGCAATTCATCTAATGTATGAACATTAGTGATATACTTGAGTTTGTTGGATTTATCCTTAAACATATTTTCTCAATATATTATAATTCTAATATGGGAAGATCTTTTTAAGTAATTAAAAATGCAAAATTTTTAATATGAATTAAAANTGTGTTTTTAATCATGTTAAATTAATAAAAAATGTTATTAATTGTATATGAGGAAAATCTTGTATATTTGTTTTCTTTGTTTTCGATAAACATGTGCATAAAATTTTGATTTTTAAGTGTGTAATGTTTTAATATACTAATTTAATGAATTCTAATAAAAATTTTTCAAAAAATATAATCAAAATGGGAATATTGAAAAATGCTAAATTTTTGGGATGGACTGTGGAAAAACAAAATGATGGAAGTTACGTTTTGAGAAAAAAAGTATGCAATCTGTCAAATGATGAAAAAACAACTGATTCAATACTTGATACATTGTTTAATGTCCATGTTTCTATGATTCTGTGATGAATAACTTAAGTTAACTCAAAGTATACTCTCGCAAAACAAACGCTGATAAAAAAATTCTTAAAAATATTAAATTTAAATAAATTATTCAATGAAAAAGACATAAGCATGAAAGTTTCACACGTTTTTTTTGTGAGTCTCCATGCTGTAATTATATAGTTTTCTATAAATTATTTGTTTCAATTAAAATAACAAAATAATTTTCTGTCTAATTAGTATACTCTAAATAATGGGAGGAGGTTTAATGCAATTAGTAGCATATGGTGCCCAAGATGTTTATCTTACTGGTAACCCCCAAATTACTTTATTCAAGGTCGTATATAGACGCCACACTAACTTCTCAATGGAATGCATAGAGCTTCCAATTGATACACTCAAGCCATCTGGTCGTACAACCGTTCAAGTATTACGTAACGGTGATTTGGCAACAAAGACATACTTGAGAGTTACATTGCCAGATATTACACCAACAAACACTGCATATACTGGTCAAGTTGCATGGGTCCGTAGATTGGGTCATGCTATGATCAAATCCGCCGAAATCCAAATTGGTGGTTCCCCAATTGATAAACACTGGGGTACATGGTTGGATCTCTGGTATGAATTGACACACACTGATGCTCAAGATAGAGGATACTCTCAAATGATTGGTGATACACAAGAATTGACAACATTGACAACAATGAGCTCCGCAAGTTCAACCAATCCACTCAAGGGGGGTGTTGAACTTAACATCCCACTCCAATTCTGGTTTTGCAGAAACTATGGGTTGGCTCTTCCATTGATTGCCCTCCAATATCACGAAGTCAGGATCAATTTGGAATTACACGACACTGCTAATTTGGTCGTATTCACCAATGGTACTGACACTAGCTCAACTGCTCCAACTTGGAGCAATGGTTTGGCATTTGGCGCATCAGGTCTTTTGATTGACTACATTTATTTGGACTCAGAAGAAAGACGCAGATTTGCCCAAGTTGGTCACGAATACTTGATTGAACAAATTCAATTGAATGAAAACAGTTTGCAATCAGGAGGTAGCAACCAAACATTCACCCTTAACTTCAACCATCCTTGCAAGGAATTAATATGGGCCCACAAGACTGGCGCCTTCAATGGATCCGATTCTACAACTAGATTCTTGGCATACACCAATGTTACCAACAACGGTGATTATGATAACAATGATAACGTTGATTCCAACTGGAATGCAGCCATTACAACTGCTGCACAAAACTTGGTCCAAAGTTGTATTCTCGCATCATATGCGAATGCGTCGCTCGCAACCGCAGCAATTGCGAGTGGTAACAATAATGGAACAACTGCTGATGCTATGCTCGCAACTGGATTAGCAGCTAGTAATTTTACTATGTACAATTGCGACGGAAGTATTTCAACAGGTACACCTGGAAGTGGTGCAACGCAAGTGGTGCAAATTTTGCTTCCAGCGAGTACTCCATTAACGGTACAAACAATAAATATAGGTACGACGACAGCAACCCAAAATCTTGTACTGAATATTGTTAAAACAAACATTGCTGCCGCTGGTGACGTTGCAACATCATTGTTTGTTATTAGAAATCCATTAGTTGATGCAGCATCAACTAATTTATTGGATTATATAGCAAATGCCACAATATATGTTACATTTGCCAGTTCAACAGCGGTTTCACCACTAGGAACTGGTTTGTCAGCTGTTACAGCTGCAGTTAATGTTCCAGATCAAACATTTCAATTAGAAGAATTATCTGTACCACTATCTAAATTCACAGATAATAGATTAACTGTATCGGCTGTAACATCAAATACTGGTGCTGCAAACACCTGGGGTCGCAACGTGAATGATATTCACGTTGTCCAATGCAACAACTATGGTATTAGACTTGATGGTAAAGGTAACATGGTAACTGAAGCCAAACTTATTTTGAATGGTCACGATCGTTTCTCCCCACGTAAAGGTGGATACTTCAATTATGTTCAACCATGGCAACACCACACTCACACACCAGCTGATGGTGTCAACGTGTACAGCTTTGGTTTACACCCAGAACAACATCAACCAACTGGTACTTGCAACATGTCAAGAATTGACTCAGCAAGATTGTACTACACAGTTGCTGATACATTGAAATACAACAGAACTGCTACCTTCGACTTGTACACCGGCACAAATGTGTATATCTTTGTGACCAATTACAATGTCCTCCGTATAATGAGTGGAATGGGTGGATTGGCATATTCCAATTGATTTCGGAAAATATTTGACATACATTATTATATATTATATTCGGATAATAATTTGACATACATTGTTATAATAATTTATTAAAATCATTAAATTTTAATAAACAAAAATTATTTAATCACAATTATTCTGACCATTCTTTTTCTTTCTGACTTTCTGTACTTCAAGCGCATGTAATCTTCTTGCTTCATCAGTTCCATATTTATCAACCAATCGCTGTCTTTGTTGTTGTTTGTATATTTTATTCCGTTCCCGAATTTCATCTTTTGTAAGTTTTTTTGGCTTTTCTACTTTGTATTCAGGATCATTACATATTTCATCAAGTTGTATTTGTAATTCTTTCGTTTTATTAATGTCATTTTTATGATTTCTCATTGTCCTCTTTATTGATTCTATTTTAGTTGCAGTTTCTTTGCCATATTTTGCTTCCAAATTTTTTCTTGTTATATTAAATGCTACCTCACGTTTTGCTTTATTAATTGCTTTAATATCAATATCAGTGTTTTCATTTGTACTCACTAGTATCGAACCATTGTACGGTTTAATATATGTATTAAACATAATTATGACAACTTCATTGTTTAATTCGCATATGCAATGTTTAAAATTACAAATTGTTTTGTACATTTTAATGATCACAATATCAAATGAATATTTATTTTTAATTTTATTACAATCTCCACAACACGGAAAACAATTTTCCAAAACGTACCCTTTCAAACTATCAATTCTGTCTATTCCATTTATATGAAATTCATTTGTCTGTTTACCACACATATAACAGTCTGATTGTTGTATAATGTTAAATTCTTCTTGTGTGAGTGAAAAAGGTAAATTTTTCTTTTCCATTCTTTTTTGCGAATCAGTAAATGATGATCCGCAATGATTTTTAAATAATACATCACATTTGTAAATTTCATCAGAAATAAACATTCGTGATAAAATGTGCCGTAATTTATCAATATAAATTTCTTGCGACATATCACATTTCATGAAGTTACATACTTCACAACAACTTACAACATTTGTATTAATATATCCTAAATTATTATTTACTCTATCAATTCCATTCAATCCGATATCATCCATTTCTCCACAATAGTAACACAATGCTTTAAATAATTGATTTGCAAATTCCTCTGTAATATTCCACTCAATACCACAATCAGTCGCTCTACGTTTGTAAAAACCAATTGTGTATTGCTCATTTTGCCGCTTTTTTAAATTATTTTCAAGTAATTTGTCCTTATTTTTTGCTCTGTATTCTTTAGCAACTTCATTATTTCGCTTGTGATATTCATCGATACCATTATTTTCGATACATTTCCATTTATAATTCAACTGATACCCAGCACATTTGTCATAATTATCTTCTTTCCATTGTTTCTTTTTCTCTGCGAGTTCTGGATTATTTAATAATTCTTGTGCCCAATCGCGTTCTCGTGGCTTTCTTGATTGTTCATTCAATCGTTCTTTCAATATACAATTATTGCATTTGTATTGATGCAATTTACCATCCAATATAAAATCCTTTACTGGATGTTTATTATTGGAATTTGGACATTTTGCACAAACCATTGTTTTTTCCAAAATCTCGTTCGAGATTGGTTTATGACACCCATCAACTTTAACAACAACAGCATCATTTTTATTAACTATTACAACATCATGATTTTTCGATTTTTGATTAGCATTAATTTTAGTCGGAGCTTTTTCATTGATGTCAACCTTATCATCTATTTCTGATTCAATCGGTGTGTCACACACATTTCTACAAATTCTACATTTTTCAACATATTGATTATTTTCATCACATAATTTATAAAACATCGTATCATTTTTGCATTTTTGACATGATATTTTCATAGTTTCTCTCTGTTGTGGTTTAGAAATTATATTGTCAATTGCAATATTTGTAGCTTTTGCAATTTCTTTTTTGGAATCCCTGAGTTTCTTATCCCCAATGCGTTCATTTTCCAAGCAAACTTCACAGCTCTGATGAGGGTATGACAAATCGAGTTCAACTCTACATCCTCGTAAATAACCTGCACAAACTTTTTTGTCTTTTGCTTCAACAGATTGTTTCCATCTTTCCAATTCATGCTTTCCACAATAACCATCTTTAATTACTGGATGTGTACAACCATCTGATTTACATTTATCTAATTGTTCTCGGTTGACTTTATCATTTTGTCTATTCTTCTTTGATATTTCTTTACACACATCACATGTTTTTTTATCTTCAGTAATTACATAGCGATATTTACGACATCCGCTACATTGTTGTAAATTATTCATCATTTCGTCAGTATAATCAATCATATAATCATGAATTTTACAAAAATCAGTGTTATTTACTGGCGCACGTGTACATTTTTCTCCATCATTAGCAGTTCCTTTGCATTTAATAGCATTTGTTTGCTTTTCAGCTTTTATAGCTTTTAATTTTTCTTGGCAAATGATACAATTTTTCTTATCACCATTATGCCACTTTGTACATCGTGTGCATGATTTATAATCAGAAGTGCCATCTAAAATAGCCTTCATTAATTCATCACTAAAATCTTCCATATATTTGTGCGCAGTACAAAAGTCTTCATCATTGTTAACATATTTTTCGCACTTTTTTTGTTTGTCTGTTATACCATTACATCTATCCATAAAAGTCTTATTTAAGTATATTGTATCAATATTTAAGTATATTTGTTTGATTTTTCAACATTTTTGGTGTTAATTTTTGATTTTTCAATATTGTCAACATATGATTTAATTTTATTAAGTACAAATTTATAATCGGTTCTAGGAAATCTTACTGAAATATACGTATCCATCTCATCACTACATTTACATTTATGATCTATATCATCGCACGAGTCACCACATATGCAAAATATATCATTGCGCATACTAAATTCCCAATAACAATTACCATTTTGCTACATCACAAAACCATGTGATCTTTTATACAAATCACTATCACAATCTACATTTTTGAATATAATTTTCATAAAAAGTGCATAACCATGATAATGACGAAATTCCACCCATATATATTTTATTTTCCCATTGCAGTACATAGGAGGATTATCTTCGCATGAATTCATTGTATAAATTTCAGCTCACTACATCTATTATAAACTTTATGATGATTCGTAATCATAAAGTTTTACTGTTTTATGAAACTGATCTTTATGTACTTGACTCATTTTTATTAATCAATTTAGTACAATTCTGAAAAAAACCCCATAATAAAATCAACTTTTCTCATTCAACAAAAACACTCACACATACAATGGAGCTGTCCAATTTAGCGAATTAGACAACTTGTTATCGTGTTGATCAATTATAAATTGCCTAAAAAAGTTATAAGATGCTAAATTGAACAATATCAATATAAACAATAATAATGAACACAATAAGAATAGTCATCGCTAGGACAAATCTTATTGAAAATGTTGTATAAATTTCATACTAAATTAGAATTCCATGACATATGATATTCTAAACATATTATTTAATCCAATATCCTTAACAATTTTGTTACATATTTCAGAAAATAATTCACATGTTTCATCAAATTTATTTAAAAATGAACTTATGAATGTTGTTACTTTTTCATTTTTAAAATCATCATTCATTTTTTTAATATTTTTATACATATCATCATATCCCAACTTTTTAGAATATTCTTCTATTATATTCATAATATTCGTATCCTTTACTAATAAATTTTTCATTAATTTTTTATTTTCAATATAATCATTTTTCTCATCACCATATTTTGGGATAAACCCAAATTTTCCATACCAAGTATCTCCATATTTTAAGGTGCTCATTATCCATATTCTTATTGGTTTATGATTTTCATTGCATATTTTTGTAGCATTATCTGTTACTTCAACTTTTGTTATTTTATAATGTTTTTTTATTTTATGAACAAAATAAATGGCAATTGCCAATAATGATGATCCACTTTTGACAATATGTTTTACATTATTTTCAGTAAAACATTTATCATCATATGATAAATTATGTATATTTGCAACTTTATTTTCTTTATCAACCATGATTATTATACATTCTGATTCTTGTTCATTGTTATCCTTATGCAAATTGTATGTTACGGAATTGCCAAAATCCACTTTATAAAAATTAAATTTTGTACCTTTTATTTTCATAATAATTGAACCACCTCCAACCTGAACAGGATCATTTTTGAAAAAATTATGCATATCAATATTATTTCTACAAAATGTATCTATTTCACGTGATGCAATATCTGGATGTTGGACATTTAATAATTTCATACATTTATACAATTTCAATAATGACATATATTATTGCACATCAAAAAATTAAAATTTTGAATAAAACATCCACTCACACATGCAATATAAATATGAATCAATAATAATGGACAAAATAACAATAGCAATTGTTGGAGATGCTGGATGTGGGAAAACAACCCTTGTTCACAAATTTGTTTATAATAAATTTGTGAACAATACTGAATGTACAATCGGAATGGATTTATTTAAAAAAGACATTTTAATTGATGATAAACAAATACATTTAGAAATATATGATACAGCAGGACAGGAAAGATTTAGTAGTTTATGCAAAAGCTACTATCAAAAAGCCCATGGAATAATATTAACATTTGATATTACAATAAGTAATTCATTTGATAGTCTTGATTTAATTTTGAAAGATATTCGATATTACAATCCAAATGCTGAAATAATATTGGTATCAACAAAACATGATATGTCAATGAGTAAGTATCATGATAAATTCAAATTGGGCGATTTTATCAAAGATAATAATTTGTCATATTACCAAGTAAATTCAAGAAATGGTACAAATGTAAATCATATATTTAGACATTTGGCAAAAAATATTTTAAATAGGGAAAAAGATTTTGCTTCAACAAATGGAATATTATTATCAATCCCATCAATAAAGTCAACTAAGGAAACAATCAATTATTTTTCATATGGATATTGCTTTTAATGGCACATTAAAAATCGCCACTAATCGACTCATAAAATACAGGTTATGATGTGGGACATTTTTATTAATATATTTTTAAGTTTTTATCCTATTTATTGACAGTTTCATTTATTATTACATTTATGATTTCCATTGTTATGTACATCCAAAAAAATTGAAAATGTAAACATATTGATAAATGCATTAATATATTCATTTATTTTAACATCAAATGGCATAAGTAAGTTATATTATTTTTGCAGTTGTTTTTGGAGTGTTGTCAATTATTGGCGTAGCAACAATTTTGGCAGGATGTAACCCAAATTTGCATGTGTGTCCGATGTATACACAAACAACTGGAAATTTGACAGCTGTATCCGCAACATCATGCGATTGCAACAATGGAAATTGTCAAACTTGTCAAGTGTATTCATTCAATTATGATGGTGGATCTTGTGCAGCAACTGTTGCCGCACATCAATCATTTTTTGGAGGTGTTGTCACCATTGGTGGGCAATACACAATTTGGATAAACAAGATTAGTCACAGTTGTACATTTACAAGTACTGGTGCAATGGAAGCAACTTCCATTGTTGGAATTGTGTTTTTGTCATTAGCGGGATTCACTCTTGCGGTTGTACTGATTGTATTGTGTATGACAGGGCTCCGACATTGTGTAAAATCTATTACGAATTCCATTAAATCACATGATAGATCTCCGTGTTAACTTCGGTGGTGTCCCACATAAAAATAAAATTACTTTATCGCATATTAAACATGAAAGATCTCCGTGTTAACTTCGGTGGATCCCATATAAAAATAAAATTACTTTATCGTATATCAAACATGAAAAATAATATATTTGTATTTGAGTTGTATGATAAAAATAAAATCGCCACATATGAAAAAATAATAAATATAAAAAACAATGTTGATATCACGATACCAATAAATTATCATTTCGATTTTAGTGACGGCGTCAATTTTGTTATAAAAATAAATGGAATTATCATATATGATTCAATAAAACAATTGTTTTTATTAAACAGTGCCATGATTTTTAAAAAAATACACCATTGCATTGATATAGATGACACATATTGTATCAATATTTTAAATTTTATTTTAATATCTGAAATAGATTGTATTACAAAAAATAATACAAATCATCATTGTTCACCAAATTTATGTTGTTTTTGTGGATCAATAAGAGAAATAACATTTATATTGGATAACATGTCAAACAAAACAAGAATTGATGGATTTCCGGAATGCATTGGGAAAATAAATGAATCAAATTTAACAAATTATGAACTTGTAATGATAAACAATAATAAACTAATTTATACACTTTATGGTGATGACCATAATTGTTTTTGGTTTGTAAAATTACAAAAAATAGAAAAAGATAATTTTATTAGCATGACAAATTTAATGTCCAAAATTGAAACATTACAACATAGTGATTTTAGTTTATTTGTCACATTGTGTATGAAAATTAGTAGATATCAATGTGCTGTACAGTCAAAAATATTTAAAAACGGGGACACAGAATTTTGCATTAATAATATATCTTTTTTAAGAGCATCATCCAATGGATATTATTTATATTTTGATTATGAAAATGTTTTAGACATTATAAATTTAATAAGCCTATAATATATGACTGAAATATATATAACATGTCCACATTGTGACCAACAAATACTAATAATGTCAAACGAAATCAATTGTGCAATATTTAGACATGGAGTTTTTAAAAATACAAATAAGCAAATAAATCCTCATGAAATAAAAGAAACATGTGATCAATTATTTTTGAATAATATGATATATGGGTGCGGTAAACCATTTAGATTGATACAAAAAGAAAATAGTTATATTGCTGAAATTTGTAATTATATTTGATTTTTTATTTAAAAAGTTGATATTGTAAACCAATTGAACATCCCAATAAATCAACAATATATCACTTCAAAAAGTATAATACTTTTTAATACATACACTTCAAAATGGGTTGCAAATCTTGCAAGGCGGCACCATCTATTGATGGCATCTACAAACGAATAGAAAAATGGAGATTGTCGTTACAGATGTTAGAAACACATCAGTTAAACCTGCGAGCCAGTCGAAACCAGCTAAACCAGGATGAGGGAACGCATCAAAAAATTCTAAACCAGTTTACACCGTTAATGATTACTTGTGAGCAAATATTTGAGTTGGAGAAAAGAATCACAGCGTTTTACGACGATTTTGAGCAAGTTTACGAATCTGGTCAAAGTGATGCTGATGAGAATCATTTTAACACTATCGCACGATTGGATGCGGAATCGCGTGGAATCACTGAACAAATTGCTTTGTACAGTCAGTAAACAAATTGCTATGTATGAGTTTCATTGTAAAAAATTGAAATTTCGAAGTGTTAAATATCTATGTAAATCAACAATATATCGCTTCAAAAGTACCATACTTTTAATATATACACTTCAAAATGGGTTGTAAATCTTGTAAAGCAACACCCGCGACATCTGCAACAGATAAAGTCGTCCTAGACGATATTTACGAACGATTTGGTATGTACATAATATGTATCGAATGGCTTACGCTCAAACTACAAACACGATCACAATCGCAATATTGTACTATTGAAGAACTGGAACGGTTGTGTGAAAGAGTTATGACGTTTCGTATAAAATTTGACCAATCTGACCTTGAACAAAAGTTAAAATTAGCTGATGAATCGCGAGAAATCAGCCAATATATTACATCGCTAAAAGGCAAACAGTTATATTGAAATTTAGTAAAATTTATTTATTAAAATGTAAATGACATTTCTGGTTCTCCACATGTTACATATTTGAATCCATTTTTCAAATACAAATTATTCGAATGATTGAATCTAGCAGAGCAATCGTCTAACTTTATTATTTTCACATTGTTATTTTTGCAATATTCCTGTAAATATAAAAGTAAACATGTTGCATATTTTTTATTTCTGTATTCTTCTTTAGTAAATACATATTGGATTATGCAATATGTATTTCTGTAATACTTATTGTGTTTTGTTACCAATGGATTATCACAATGAATTGTAAAAAATAAATGTGCAAAATCATCATCATAAATTAATTTATACGATGCTACACAATAATCATCAGTTTCATTTTTATTATTATAAATTAACTCAATATTGTCCATCATTTTATATATTGATCTTTAATTTGTAATGGTATTTATTTTGCAAATCAAAGATCAATATTTTGTGATGCGTTTGTATAATATACACCAACAATAGTAATCTGCATGATAAACAGTGAAATTACTATTGGTATCCAATATTGTTTTACATATGTTAATATTGATTTTTGATGATGGTAAACTGTAGTAGGGAATGTAATTCCATCGTCAATTAGATCATCAATAAGATTGTTCCTCAGAGAAGCCATTCTAAATGGTTTTTAGTATTGATTCATTAGATTACCCATGAACTTTTAAAATCAAATTTTTTGAAAATATATGACTCAAAAAGTTAACTTCAAAAAGTGTGTTTAATATCACAATTTAAATATACCCATAAATATCATATTGACATAATAATGAGCCAGTATAGAGATAATCAACACAGTAAAAAAATGGATAAAGAATTTTACAATAATAAATTGTCATCAAGAGATATGGCAAGCATTAGACTTAATAAATCAAGCGAAATGGGAAATCATTCTAAAAATTTAGATAGATTATTTATGGAAAGAGATTCAGCATTTGGTCAAGATACGAGGCTATATGATAGAAGTAATATTCGCGATGATAGCAAAGGAGAAATAACAGGAGATATGTATGATGAAAATGCAGAAAATAGAGGATTGCCAATGAGATCAGCATATACTATTAGAAAACCATTACATGATCCAAATGAACATTTGGATTTTGATTTATTTAATGAGAAACCATCAAAATTAAATATTACAAATTTTGATCCAACTGCAGGATCAAATGAAGTTGGATTTGCTGATATAGAGGCAAGTATGTCAAAACTTTCATCACAAGTTAATCCATTAGTAATATGTTCAACAGGCATTGACAAATTAAATAATAATTTGTTTTATTATTTGTTTGATATGGTAAGGGGTAACACATACACAATTAATGGTATTGGTTTATACAGTTTATTTGCCAGTTTATATTTAGCATCTGATGGGGCCACTGAAATTGAATTGAAAAAATTTTTTGATTTTCCAAAAAAAGATACATTGTTTAAAGGTTTGAATAGAATTACACAGAATTTGGAAAATATAAATACTATGATAAATATTAAAAATTTTATGATTATTGGTGATGAGGTACCATATGATCCACATTATTATGATTCAATTAGAGATTTTTGTGTTTTAATAAGACCAATGGTATCACAGCCATTGAAAGAATCACAAAAAATAAATGGATTAATAAAAAGGATTGTTGGGTATGACATTAGAAACCCAATTACTGCTGAAAATATTCAAAATTTACAATTAATGTTTTTAACAACAGCCATAATACACCCAATATGGGCAATTCCTTTTGATAGAATCACAAAAGGAATTTTTAATGAAGGAAACCAGGGAGAAAAACAAACTAATTTTTTGCATAGTATGGGTAAATCATATGGATATTTTGAAGATAACAATTATCAATTATTAGAAGTTAGATGCGGGAGCAATAAAAGTAATGATTTAATCATGGGAATATTATTAAGTAAAAATGATTTTGTTGCAGAGGTTGATGACATTAAATTGCACTTTTATATTTCACATATTAAAGAAAGCATATTGGACGAAGTAAAAATACCAATGTTTAAACAAGATTTAAAACTGAGATTTAACAACAGTCTCAAAAATATGGGATTAAATACGGTATTTATTAAAGTTTTATCAAGAAGCTTTTTTCCAGAGGGAGTTACCTTACAGGATATAGTACAAAATGTAAAAATAATAATTGATTTTGAATCAGCGAGAAATGAAAATCAAGCAACAAATAGAGGTTATAGAACAACTAGAAAGTTTTTAGCAGATAAACCATTTATTTATTATTTTAGAATGCCCAAAACAAATACATTGTTATTTATGGGGTCTTATCAATAAAATTTTAAAAATTTTATTTGTCATATCAATGATTTATTAAAAATAAGATTTTGAACAAATCATTTGTCATATCAATGATTTATTAAATTTATTGACCCATGCCACATTTACTACCGACTTTTAGAACTGGCCAAAATGTTATTTTGTAAACAAAATCATTCAATAAAATAATTGCGTAAATATCATCTAATTTATCTTTCTTTTTATAATTACTATTTAATATCATGTGATAATGTAAATGACTTGGTACTTTGTAGTGTTTAAATAATTTTTTGTCTTCGTGATAATGTTTTAATATTACTCTGCAATATCTATCATCAACAATTGATTTTACATATTCATCAGCATTTGACCGTTCATATTTAGAAATATTCAGATTGATACTAACCCTCTCAAACTTTTCTGTTAATTTGGGCAAAAAGTCATCAATATTAAATGTTTTCATATTTGGATTGAATTCATCGTCTGTCTCATTTATTTCATTCTCACTGGCATTCATAACAATTGCAATATCAAATATCATTTCCATAAATATTGTAATAAAAATTTCAAAGAAATATGATGCACTATCATCATCTTTTTGAAAATCTGGAGTTAATCCAGCCAATATACCAGTCAAATCATCATCAACATCGTCTAATAATAATTTCCATGCCAAATTTTCAGGAGTGTAATATTCATCTGGCTTATTTTCATCGTCTTCAATTAATTTGTTAACAATTCTTTTCATAATATTGTTATTTAATGAGTGTATGTTTAAGTCAAATAGTTTTCTGAATAATAATTATAATAGTCAACTATAAGAATTGATGTCTTGCGAATATAATGATGATTGTGAACTATATGGTTGTGAAAGATCTGATGAAATTTTACTAGAGCCTAGACTTGCTGAATATATTAAGAAAAAAAAATTTTTTCAGGAAAATGGTATAGAGGTCCATAATTTGGAAAGGGATTTTGGAATATCAGAAGTAGACATGATGAGAGTAAGATCATATTTTAGAGGAGATAAAAAAAATAATACCAAACATGAAGAAATGATTGATTTACAAGATGCCGATTTTCCATCTACACATTTGAAGAAAGATAAAAGATTTGAAAGAATGAAAATTAAACAAAAAAGAACCCGAGATGCACAAACTCAAAGACATAATTATGGATTAATAAGTAGAGGTTTTGATATGTTCCGTGATGATAGACCATTTGCTTCTGCATATGGTGATGATTTCAAAAAATCTGATTTTCATCCAGAACAATGGTTTCAAAATAGTAGAGAAGTTACTGAGCGTGAAGATTTAAATGAAAATGTTCGAAATATTTACAATAATAAACAATTCAGTAAAACAAATACGTACAACGGATCTTCTGAAAGAAATCAAATTAACAAAGTTAATCCAAAAAGTCTTTATAATGGATATGTAAAATCTGAAATTAAAAGTGATCCACATTCTATTGATGCAATAATTGGTGAACTTGATAGTTATACCAAAAGAGTGAGTAAACAAAATTATTATCAAAATGAAATGGATTTTGATTATAAGATAGTGATGCCAAATAACAGGTCAAATAATAAAAGAGAAACTGAAAATAACTATCAAGCTGTGCCACTTATGCAAGCAGATGGAATAAGAGATATTGATGTTGATACTTATATGAGGTTTGGAACAACCCCATCTAGAGGAGCAAAATCATTGGGTTATCCAAATCCTGCTGAACATTATTTTGGATATATATCAAATGATATTCAAGATCCAAGACATACAGTAATGGAAAGAGGTTTACCGTCAAGAGAATTTAACAAACAAGAAAGTGCTAGACCTTGTAACAATGATAGAGCCAATTTTAGACAATACTAACTTTTAGTGTTTCATCGATTTTGAACATCTATTCGATGTGTTACATTGCATACCACATTTTTGGTAATTTGATAAATCTTCAATAGGTCCAGCAAGTTCTGGCCATGGTTTTGGAACAGTTGGATTAAAGTTATCTTTTTCTTCTAATGATGAATTAATAGCAAAATTCCAAAAGATAGTATCTTGTGCATTGTGAATTGTGTTATAAAATCTATTGGTAGCCATATCTCTATTTGTTCCAGCAAACATAAGTCTTGTATATTCAGGATCCAACTTATTTGAACAAATTTTTGAATCATGAGTTTTAAATTTTAAAGGATTAATAGGATTGACCTTTCCCTTTTTGCATTTTGATTCTTTTACATTTCTGTTTGAAAGAATTGATTCCAAATCAACCATATCTTGTGCTTCGGCATATCCAATATCCCTCACTGTGCTTACACCATGTCCCAAAAATCCACTTCTTGGACCCAATGTAGATAAACATCTATCACAGTTATATATTTGGTCAACGCTCAATACATAATTTAATGGATCTGTACTTTCCTTCAATCTATCTGGATATGCACATTTATCATAAGCTGATCTACTAAAATGTCCAATATTCATTGTTTCTATATTATAGATATGGAAAATTTTGAAGTTTGCTTTTGAATTAAAAGTAAACCCATAAAAATAAAATTCTCAACATTCATTAAGAAATATCAAAAATTAACAGAACTGTTTCATCGGTTATAAAGAAAGATAATTTCGCCTTTCGTCTTTAATGGCATATTTTTTTGTAAACTCAACTGCTTTTTTTTTGAAAGCAGTTGGATTGCTCTTATATTCCCTACCAGCATCGGCAGATAGTGGATCATCAGGATTGGGATTACATAATAGAGCAGAAATGGTCATAATTAATTTTGATAATGACAATGCTGGACTCCAATTACTACTTAAAATATCAAGACAAATTCTTTTGTCATTTATATTTGGGTGGTGTATTTGTGTATCAAATGTTACGGATGGGGGTTTGAATGGATATTCTGCCGGAACTTTTATGTGCAATTTAAACTTGCCACCAGAGTATGGGGTATCAGGTGGACCTCTCAATAAAATTTTGAAATTGGTGTAATCTTCCAAAAATGATTCTATTGAACCATCACATTCAAAACATGAATCTTTATCATTTGACTTCATCGCCAAACACATTTCTTGGTGGTCTTTTTTTAATCGTGGGTTGATCGGGGGCATATATTATAATATAGGTTGTGTATCATATATACAATATAACCGTACTAATGGGTGAAAATTTCAACTTTTTTAATTTGAACGAATATTCAAATTAAGTAAATGTTAGATTAAAACAAAACTATTTAATTGTTTCTTGGAACACGTTTCATACAGAATGGTTCAGTATTCAATACATAACCAGGTCCTGTAATTTTTGGCATGCCACTGTGAACAATTGGGCATACTTCTTGAGCCATAACAATTGGTGCAGTTGGATCAAATGTTCCCAAACATGGCTTGCTTGTGTTTTTGCAATTTGGGGAATATTTGGATTGGAAGCATTTTGTTTCTCTTCTCGTTATACCTTTTAATTCTGATTCTCTATCAACAATTTCTTTATCAAATGGTCTCCAAAATTGTGATTCATCATATGTGCATTTGGAACAATTTTCAAATTTACCAGAATACATTTGCCATTGGAGTGGTTCAACACTTTGTGCCAAATCAATTGAATATGCGCATCCATCATATCTTAAACGATTAAAACTTCCAGAATCACCTGAATTCATAATACCAGTATATTATACCAACATATAATTTTAAAAATTTGTTTTATACTTTTATAGGGAATAATAATGGAAAATATCGACAGTCCATCTTTGACAAATCAATCTGATAACGCACCAAATGAATCATTTTGGAATTTGGCAAAAAATTTTTTATTAGTTGTTGCGATAATAATTGGGTTATTACTTATAATTCACATATTTACAAAAAATTCTAATACTAATTTTGAATTTGCTAATAATCTTACAACACCGCAAGTTACATCACCAAGTGTAACACAAACAAAACAAACATATAAACAATTTGATGAAATCAAATTACCATCGAGTATTGGGGGAGAAGCTGGATATATCGGAAGGGATTTTATATGTTTTAGAGATAAAATAAGTGATCAAGATTTTGTATCAAAAAGAAATGGTTGTATGGCATGCCAAGTTGACAATAAAATACACGCTAAAACTGGAACAAATATAATTGCAACATGTGTATATGGTGAAAATAGTACTGATCCATCTGTGTGGACTCATGCAATGTGTGAATCAGAATGCTCTAAATTAGTTGTAGGTTAGTAATTGTATTTTTATTTTATAATGTACATTATAGATGGAATTAATAGGTGAATCAGCATTCCTGAATAATTATGCGAATATTAGAAATGATAAATCAGAACTAGAACATACCAAACAAAAATTAAAAATGGAATCACATGAAAATAATATCTATAGCAGAGATATATTCACAAAAGTAAATAAAAAATATGAAAATTTGATCAAAAATGCTAAAATAAAAAAAGTGAAACAATCTTCCCAATCACAGTATGATTTATTTACTGAAAATGATTCCCAATTTTCTGATGAAGATGCCACCATACAAGGATCAAGTGCTTGTTCCAGTGCTGATCCTTCAAATCCTTTATATTTTTTAAATAGAACTCGTAATTTGGTTGATAATAGAAAACATGAAAGAAAAGTTGCCAAAAAGGTCAGGGATGATAATAATTTTTTAAGACAATTTGATGATTTGGCATTTGATACTCATGGCGATCCTGTTTCAGTAAATGCTGTTCCAAATCAATATGGTATGAATGCGGCAGTGGCTCGTATGGAAAATGAAAGAGGTTTGGGATTAAATGGTGGATTTTCCAATTTTGGGGAAGATGGTGATATGACATATGGAATAGTTGACAGAGACCATTTTGTTCATAATAATATGAAACCATTTTTTAAGAAAGGATCTAACCCAGCATCAATGCAACATAATGCAGAAATTAGCCAACAAAAAATGGAATTATTCAGTGGACTTGATCGCACAGACTGGAAACATAAACAAGAACAAACTCCATTATTCAGCCCAATTATGAATATGAAAAATACATATGGTGATCCTGTTATGACTGGGTTTTATGAAAGCCGATATATTCCTGGACATGAAAGAAGAAATGAATTACCATTTCAACAACAAAAAGTTGCTCCAGGTTTGGGATTTGGTGCAAAAGGAGGTGGTGGTTTTACAAAAGGTGTTGGTGATTTATATAGAGTATTGCCTAAAACAGTTGATGAGTTAAGACCATTGACACGTCCAAAAGTGACATATCAAGGCGTTGTTGTTGAAGGTCAAAAAGGATCGCGCGGTCCAATTATTGGAAAAGTGATCAAGAAAAGACCAGAAAAATTTAAAGAATATAATACTGGTGATTTAGTAGCAAATCATAGCCAAGTTGAAGCACCTAAAATAATTGGTGAAGTTGATCCAAATACACTGGGAAGAACAAATAGAGGATTGTTAAGAGAAGTTTATTATGGTCCAACAAAAGCGGTTGTTGACAAAACTACTCCAACACATTTGCGCGGACAATACAAAAAGTCATTTAGACAAACATTCAATCAAGCAGAAGCACGCGGTATGCATTTTGTTGAAGGATTAGTTGGAAGAAGTAATGGCCTTGACGATACTTATTTACCAGATCCAACAAAAAGAGATACTCACAAAATTGATAGACAGGGCAATCAACAAGGTGAATTCCAAAAAGGTCATTCAATTGATTTTACAAATGTGCCAGATCCAACCAAAAGAGAAATATACAAAATTGATAGATATGGTAATCAACAAGGCGAATTCCAAAAAGGACACTCAATTGATTACAAGGATATACCAAATCCAACCAAAAGAGAAATACACAAAATTGATAGATATGGTAATCAACAAGGTGAATTTCAAAAAGGTCATTCTATTGATTATAATGATATACCAGATTCAACCAAAAGAGAAATACACAAAATTGATAGATATGGTAACCAACAAGGTGAATTTCAAAAAGGGCACTCTATTGATTATAATGATATACCAGATCCCACCCGAAGGGAAATGTTCACAATTGATAGACAAGGAGGTCAACAGGGTGAATATGTTAAAGGGCAAGCAGTTGATTTTAATGATTTACCTGATCCAACAAAAAGAGATATTCATAAAGTCGATAGGCATGGTAACCAAGTTGGTGAATATGTTAAAGGACAAGCTATTGATTTTAATGATATACCTGATCCAACAAAAAGAGATATTCATAGAATAGATAGACATGGTAACCAAGTTGGTGAATATGTTAAAGGACAAGCTATTGATTTTAATGATATACCCGATCCAACAAAAAGAGATATTCATAAAAATGACAGACATGGTAATCAAACTGGCGAATATGTTAAAGGACAAGCAATTGATTTTAATGATTTACCCGATCCAACAAAAAGAGATATTCATAAAAATGACAGACATGGTAATCAAACTGGTGAATATGTTAAAGGACAAGCTATTGATTTTAATGATTTACCCGATCCAACAAAAAGAGATATTCATAAAATAGACAGACATGGTAATCAAGTTGGTGAATATGTTAAAGGACAAGCAGTTGATTTTAATGATATACCTGATCCAACTAGAAGAGATATTCATAAAATTGACAGACATGGTAATCAAACTGGTGAGTATGTTAAAGGACAAGCAGTTGATTTTAATGATTTACCTGACCCAACAAAAAGAGATATTCATAAAGTCGATAGACACGGTAATCAAACTGGTGAGTATGTTAAAGGACAAGCAGTTGATTTTAATGATATACCTGATCCAACTAGAAGAGATATTCATAAAGTCGATAGACACGGTAATCAAACTGGTGAATATGTTAAAGGACAAGCTATTGATTTTAATGATTTGCCCGATCCAACTAGAAGAGATATTCATAAAATTGACAGACATGGTAATCAAACTGGTGAATATGTTAAAGGACAAGCAGTTGATTTTAATGATTTACCTGACCCAACTAAAAGGGATATGTATAAAGTAGACAGACATGGTAACCAAACTGGTAATTATATTAAAGGACAAGCAATTGATTATAATGATATACCTGAAGCCACTAATAGGGACATGTATAAAGTTGATCATCATGGTAACCAAACTGGTAATTATGTTAAAGGACAAGCTATTGATTATAATGATGTACCAGATGCTACTAAAAGAGACATGTACAAATATAAGGATGTTGGTAATGCAAAATATAATATAGAACAAACATATGTTATCAATTATGCTGATGCAACACCGGATGTAACACAAAGAGAAATTACTGGTGCAACAAATTACATAGGACCCGGCCATCACGGAATTGATGCACCAAGGAATAGAAGAGATGCATATAATTCAAAAGTAAATATCACAAGAGAAGTGATATCAAAGGGAAGAACTCCAACAGTTGTAAATTATAACAAGGGCCCGACCAATATATTCACGACTTATGAATTTAAAGATGGAAAACAAATTGATAGAACAAATGCAGGCTCGGCACCTCTTTTACAAACAACTGACAGATTACCATTTGATGTACCAAAACATAGAAATGAAAAATGGTATGCAAACACCAGAATAAATCAATATACTCAAGAAAATTTAGACGGAAATCCATTTATTAACAACATAATAAATAAATCAGTTATCACATACAATTGATTTATTTATTATGGTGTAATTATTAATGAAAATTTTAATCGGATTCATCAGAACTGCTCATATTTGTATCTATCACATCTGTTGGATCCAAATATTTTATTATATTTGAATTTGTCAACATATCATTCTTTTTAATATGATGATGGTTTTTTAACAAATATTTATTTATGAAATCGTATGCCGAATAAATTTGTAAACAGTTTTGAGCTCCTGTGATTATTATTGATCCTTTTTCAAACACGAACACTGAAATTGTTTTATCAGGGTGATCATATTTAATATTTACACAAGCATGTTTTGCTGGATCAAACAAACATTCATAATTATTTTCCAATAATAAATTGTGAAGCTTACTTCTGTCTATTTTAAACTCAATTTCAAATCCACTATTTATCATTGCTATTCTTAAATTACTGACATCTTTGATATTTAACTTTTCTGGATTTGTTACAAATGGCTTTTCCACAATTGTTCGTGTTTTAGCATCAACAATCGCTTTTGTCTTTTTTAGTTCAAACAAAACTTTTGTTAATACTTCAATCGAATGATCTATTGTTTTACAACCAGTCATTTGTATAGCCCCATCACAAAATAATTTAATATTAACGGGTTTTTTCTTTTTTGTACTAACATCAATGTACATTGAAACTTGATTGTAAAAACATTTTTTTTGTTTTTTTTTCTTTCCAGAACTGGTTTTCTTTTTTATTATTGATCTATTTGTCCTTGTATCGCCATTTTTTCCATACGAAACACTCAATATTCCATTTGGTGACAAACTAATATATCTCGCAATATTTTCACAATTAAATTTTGTATCAATTCCGCATACCAGTGTCATGGTTGAAATTGTAACATCATCTGGCAAATATTTTATATCAAGCTTTTTTAATGTTTTTGTTCTTAGTGCATTTGCATTTGTGCTTTCAAATTCATCATTATTAGATACTTTGGGTATGATCCTCATTGTATTAAATCCTTAGTAACATATATAATGTTTTTATGTATAAGAATATTATTATCAATTTTTTATTAATGTATCATTCAATAAATTATCTACAAAATCTCAATTCTGATAAAAATTTACATGCAACAATCAATCCTATTATAAATAATATTCCGCCAATACATAAAATACATAATACTGTTATAAACCATGGATTTTCTACCAATTTTACGGATGGACAATTTTGTGAAATCGCTGATGTACAATTTTGAAAATTTACATCAGTAAATGTTGAATTAAAATTTGTAACCAAAAAATTTAATGATTCTGGAAAATTATTTGAAATGTTTAGACAAATAATTGCAATTACTGATAATACATTTATTGATGTCATTTGCATATTATTATCATTTGAAATTTCAACAAATGCTGATGCAATTTGATTTGTTGTTATATTGATGCACACATTCATATTGGTTTATTAAAATCATTAAATTTCGATAATGATTTATAGTCATTTTTTATATCAATTTTTTAATATAAACATTTATCCACTAAAAATATAACTCGCAATAATATAATGAATATACCAATGGATACAGAAGAAATAAATGATGGAATTGCGTTATTGGAAGAAGCATTAAATACAAAATTATTAACAATTCCAAACGCACATATAAAAATCAATAAATTATTAAAAAATAGTTTATCACCAAAAATGGGCGGATCTTCAAAAAAAGAAAAAACAGAATCTGCCAGTACGATCAGTAGCACCAAAAGTACCACATCGCAATCTGGAAGTTCAGAATTTTCAAATGTAACCGGCGATTCAATGTCTATAAGAACATTAAATGTCCCATCTGAATACTTTTCAAAACTCACGGATGCTACCCACACTGAATCATGCTATAATTTGGCAGCATCAAGTAAAAATACTGAAAATAATGACAGTGCACAAATAATTGATTTGATTTTTTCTGCCAATAAATAAAAAATCAATTATTAAGTGAGTTTATTTTTAGATTTTAAAGTCATTTTTATAAAGTATAATAAAATGACTGAAAGAATATTATCATGGGATGTTGGAATTAAAAATTTGGCATTTTGTATGCTTCAGAAAACCAATGATAAATTTACAATATTGAAATGGGGTGTTATAAATTTGGTTGAAGATAGACAAAAATGTCAATTTGAAATGAAAGGTGGCAATCAATGTTCAGAGGTAGCAAAATTTTGTGTTTATCATACAGACAAAGTGCCATTGTTTAAAGATTTAGATGGTGGAATTGGTTATTGTTGTACAAAACATAAGGAAAAAATGGTACCTACAATATCAGAATTTGATAAGAAAAAAAAACAAGTACCATTCAAATGTTGCCAATGTGATCAAGAAGCACAACATAATTTAGATGACACTAATTATCATTGGTGTGATGAACATTTTAAAAAGAAGGGTACGTCATTCATCAAAAAAATTAAAACAAAGAAAGTTACAGTGGTAAGTTGTAATAAACAACCCATACAAGAACTTGCGGAAAAGTTATACAAAAAATTGGACACTGATTTTACAGACTTTGTGAAGGTTGATCAAGTATTAATTGAAAATCAACCATCTTTAAGAAATCCAACAATGAAAACACTTGCTACAATATTATATTCATATTTTGTAATAAGGGGTATAGCTGATGCAGTAAGAACAAAAAGTACAATAAAGGAAGTCAGATTTGTTTCTCCATCAAATAAACTCAAAGTTAATAAGTCAACTACAGAAAAAGTATTAAATAATGAAAAGGATAAAGAATGCGCAAAAGTATACAAAATGACCAAAAAATTGGGAGAGAAATATTGTAAAGCATTAATTTGTCCCGCAGATGCTGATAAATTAAGTAAAATTAAGAAAAAAGATGATATGTGTGATGCATTTTTACAAGGATTTCAGTGGTTATTTTCCCCAATTCCAAAAGAATATTTTGACAAACTTGCCACTGTCGGATTTGATGATGAAAAAAAATCGATCAAAAAAAAATCAGTCAAAAAAGAAAATATTAAAATAGAATAATTTATTTTTTAGTTTTATTATTTGACACTGTAAATACTTTATTGCCAGTACAATCTTTTTGTATTTCTTCAACCATTGGAATAAGTGGAATCAATGGCGGAATTGAAACTTTAAAATCTTTTTTACGTAATATTGCATCATTTCTAAATTCCAAAATTGTCATATTGCCCCCAAATTTTTGTAATAATTCTTTTTGAGGGGCTACTTGTATATTTGCATCTTGATCAGTAACAGAATATATTTTTGAATATAATTTTTTGATTAGTGAAATTCTTAATGGTACTCTGTAATCATTCATATTAATATTGTATGCCAATGCACAACTATATGTACAAAAACATCCGAAAACATAAAATTTTTCATTTACATATCTATCTGGAATAAAACATGGCATTGTATCAAAATTATACGAACACCACCAACAAGCAATTTCAGTTTTTTCGACAGTAATTAATTTATTATCATTATTGATATTTATTAATTTTAAATCCAACATACTTGTTTTAATATTTTTACCAGCAGTCAAATAATAACTATCATTGTTATCATTTTTTAAATCAGCAATATTTGTTTTTAATTTTTTTATTATTGTATCTCTTTT